GCTTCTTGATGAAGGAGAATTTTGGAAGGGGATGCAAATCCCAACCTATTCCTCTATCACCGTCATTCATCCCGGAGTGGGCTTAGATTGCGCCCATTGTGCCAAACCTAGGAAAAGTTTAGGTTTAGCTCGACAAAAGACTTCCATCTTTCGCCGAATTGAGGACTTACGTCCTCATCGGAAAAGACCCAGTCCCAACGCGAACTAGATCTGAACCTATAGCTGGTAGACTGTCGAAACTCAGTTCTAATGACAATCTTGCCAGACCTAAGGGTACCCGCAAGTGCAGCTAGTAATACCGCAGAGTGGTTATTAAGCCATCCGCGGATCTTAGGTCGCTGAGCCTTGATGTCGGTCACGCTAAAGGACGTGGTGTCGATTTGCAGATAGCGGTAACGAATTCCGCCAGTATGCCTATCGATTACTCGTTTCTTTAGCATGCTAGATGGTACCTTAATACCCGCAACGTCCATCTCATCAAAAGGGACCGGTAACATTCTAAGTCCCTCCATGAGGAAACGAACAGTGCGGGGCAAGGCAATACCCCACCTAGCTGACCATACGTTAAGCCTGTTGATTGCGGAATACCGATCGCTTATGTGTTTAAGGGATTTAATATAAACCCCTCGCACATTGTCGCCGCACCAATAGTCACGGCCACACGATTCACGGAAAAAGCCCTGATTAAAGGACTTATCTACGTTAACGCTGAAGCCACAAATCGACAGCATCCGACACGTAAGGTCATAAGCCTTGCGCAGCACGATGATATCGTCGCCGAAAACGGCGAAGTTCCCCAGCGCACGTCTAAAGGGCTTCTCCATGGGAATGGAGAGAACACGATAAACGCCGTAGACCAAGCTGCTAAAAAGCAGCGTCTGCAATGGGAAAGTATAAGCATTCCCCATTGAAGACACCATATGTAACTCAACCTCAGCTCCACCTGGAAGGGTGGTTAATGGTGAACGAGTCATCTCCAAAAGCGCGACTACATGCTTCGGAAACATCTCGCGAACCAGACTGAGAGACATCGAGTCTGAAGCGGACGACAGATCAATAGTACCAAAACTGTCGTCTTTGGACCCGAGCCGAGCTAGGATTCGGTTCTTATCCGGTTGCACTTTCAGGTCGATTCCAAGCACCTGTTGGAGCCTCCGTTCAAGAACCTTTCCTATTCCCTTCTGAAAAAGCATATTACAGACGGGCTCGGTACATATGGTACGGCTTATTTCCGTAGTCTTAGGTACAAAACTAAGGCGACTTCCTGGAACAATATCACAACCCCTACTCTCTAGGCGGATAGACTCAACGTCCGACCAGATGGGGTCCGAAGATATTGCCTGCATGTATAACATATGCAGAGCTGTGCTTGTTGCCGCCATTCGGGATGTACCGATCTTTGAGTAAAAATCGGTACTGTAACTCCCTATGTTGGCTCCGTTGCCTAGACCAAAGTTATCGGTAACTTGCCCCATGGTCAGAATCATCAGGTCCTCATTGATACGAGAATCTGACTGATCATCAGGAAAGAAGAAGCGGTGGATGAACTCCTTCGCTTCTCCGAGTGCTATGGTTTCGACTTCGGTCATTTTGGTTGTATCCACGGCGAATTCAGAACAACTCTTGTTGATCTTTAAGAACAACTCGAGTGCCTTCGCGTCGGCCGTATCGGTTTTCGTGTCCTGATATTTCTTCAGTAACGATTTCCTAAGGCTCTGCATGGCAACGGTCCTTGAATCCACGCTTGGGTAGGGATTTATCGTCCCATTCCAACCAGAACAAAACAAGTCAGCTTCTAAGAGAACTGGCAGACAGCCAGCGTAATCACGCATGGTAGCTCCTATTCCAAGATTTGACGTTCAGCTACGCGAGACTTCCGCGACGCTGGTCCTCCGAGTCGATTTCAGACGATGCCAGAGACAATTGTGTCTCCAGCACCGGCCGATTGTTGACTAAGAGCACCAATGTGCGCCGAGAGAGCCGCGCGAAGGTTGGCAGAGTCAGCCGTATCGGAACCTGCAGGCACGTCGATAATCGTCGTGATCTGCATGTTAACGAAAGGTTGACCAGCCAACGGCGTGACACCCTTGCGGGTGATACACTTGAACGTATTTCGAGGAACATCCTTAATCACCCCAGTCGTCGGATTAGCTTTTCCAAGGTTCCGGAAAACGCGCGGCCGAACGAAGGTAATGGTGAAAGGAGCCGCTACCGAGTGCGTAGTGACGCCGGTTTGAGTCCCGCCCACCGCCGTAACAGCTACTTGTTTCCCGTTGTTATCCGGGGCAAGGTCGCTGGTTAGCGTATAGGTAGGGGAGGTCAAGCCAGTTTGCGCCGTGCCCGTAATTGGGCTCGTAAGAGTAAAAGACATAATGATCCTCAGTTAGGGTCGCCCACCGAAACGGTAGGGTTTCCCGATCTGTTGTGGATGTAGGGCTCGACTTTGACCTAGAAGGGCGGCTATGTTTCCTAGTTGGCCGTCCGACAGGTCCCACGACGCTTGGAAAGTGGGCAAAGCAATCCCACTATTCGGCGAACGAGAGACGGTCCTACGCGTATAGCGACAAGAACCTCCACTACCATAGCTGCTTTCTAACTTTCCGTTATTAAACGCCCATGCCGTCCTCGCGGTTTCCTTCGCGTCCAACAGGAATTTCGCCTGATGGTCCGTAAAGTGAATCTCCGTTCGGTTAACAAAAGCGATGTTCGCGGAAGAGGTACAGTTAGCAGTTATTAGATCACCAACATTGGTGAAGTAGTCGACGAGAAAGCTCCAGGGAAGTAATTCCCATGCGGCAGGTAGGAACTCTCTGGGTGTAAACCCAAAAAGTGCCCAGTTGTCCCACCGTGGAGCCACTACTCGAGCAGTTATTTTCCCTTTGTATCGAACGGCAACATGTTCGTAAAGGCGAGTGTCGGCATAGAAAGTACAGCCGCCAAGCTCCTTTCTTACGATGTTACCTTCCCAGGAGCCGTCAAGCTCTCGGGATCGATCATAGCTTTTCTTCATTCCCACAGAAATGATCTTACTGCGGGGCTTTTCGGAAATTCTATGATAAGCTTTCACAGCATCATGAACATCATTGATGAGTGGAAGCCAACCAAAGGAATGCTCGAGCCAAAGCCCGCTTGCATCTTTAATCCAACCTTTTGGGTTGACGCGCTTTCGTTTACGTAGCGCGTCTATATACCTATTGGCTGAATCCCAGAGCGCAGCAGCGGGTTTGCGTAGCATTTTGACCGTTTCTCGCAATTCGCCTAAGGCAACCAACCCGGAAAACTGGGTGTTTACCTCACGCAGCCTCGCATAGAAACGAGCTCGTGCTAGGTTATCAACAAAAGTAGAGCTGATCGAAGCAGTGAAGTGGTGCCTAGTGAAGTCGATATTATGCATTGAAACGTCGCCTTCATTTCGGTGAATCGCCCACTGATTCTTATTGCCATTGTTGTTACTACGAACCATGGCATCAGCTGGATCACCCTCGGTCGTCTCCCAAACTGCAGACATTGCAGTGGAAGCATTACCGCCATTCTCTATAATCTTATGCCAGTTCGGTAACCTTGTGCCAGTTCTCGTTCGGACCGCAGTTATAGTAGCACTATGACTGATAGGTTCAAAGAGACCGTCATAAAGCTGCCGGCTGCCAGAAGACTTAGAAGGAAAGCTAGTAGTGAGATCAAGGGTGGCCATTTTCTACTTCTTCAGCTGGGGTGTCGCAACTTCTGCCTCAGCCGACTGAACCGCCATATCTTTGGCAGCAATGACGCTATTAACCTTGGAAACCAGGTTAGCCTCTGCCCCCGAGTACATGGTATATGCGCCACTGCCGAAAAGACTTACGGCAGCGCACACGGCCATAGTCTTGAGGAACGAGTCTTTCATGGTGTTGTAGAACTCCTAGGTTAAGGTTCAGGTTATGGAAGAGATGACAAATCCTCAAACATTACTACCCCCTGTCTTGACGCCTTCTTTGCAGAAAGCGAAAAGGGAGAACCTCCCACTGCGTTGGGGCACTTTTGTCCCCATCCGAGAGTGGAAGTTCCATTTGCGTCGGTTCGGCAACATCCCGTTCAGAAAAGAGACGTTCAAAGGTCTGTAAAAGATCTTCGTTCGTTTGCTTAACACTTTCGTGGTAAGCCTCTAAATCTGAATCGGACATGCAGAACCTACACATATGTTAATCTCCAGAGGTTGGTAAGAGGTCTGATGGCAACTAATCCATCAGTCCGGGGAGTCAATCCCGGATAAGAGGGGCCCTTACGGG